ATGACAAATAAATATGTAGGCGCAGCAAAATTTATTAAAAATCTTATTACAGGTGGAAAAAAAAGTATAACACCTGGAGGAGCTATTAATAAAGTTCCAACAAACGTACCTACAACAGTAATACAAAAAAAAATAAGAGATTTAAAAATTGGCAATCAAAAATTAAAAAGCGGTCAAGCAAAATTAGATCAAACTATTTTTGAAATGAAAACGGGTAAACCCTTTACTTTTAAAAAAAGTACAAAAAAATCAGAATCAAATAAAGAAGCTTACAAAAGAATACAGGGAGAAAATACTAAAGTATTAAAAAGTATGATCGATAAAGTTACTGAAAAAAAGGACGGTGGCAGAATTGGTTTAAAACGTGGAACTGGTTTGACGAAGAAAAAATCAAACGTAGATAAAATTAAAAAAACATTTGGTTCTAAAAGTTTAGGAATGCAAAGTGTTATTTATGGATTAGATAAAAACAAAAATGTAACAGCTGCAGATCCAAAAGCAAAATTTATAGCAGCAGCTAAAAAGAAAACTAAAAAGAAGGTAATATAATGGCTAAACTTTGTCCAAAAGGAAAAGCAGCAGCGAAGAGAAAATTTAAAGTATATCCTTCAGCATATGCTAACATGTATGCATCTGGAGTGTGTTCAGGTAAAATTACACCAGGTGGTAAAAAAGGTAGCCGTAAAAAAGCTATGGGTGGTGGAATGATAGATATGACTAGAATGAAATATCTAAAAGGGGGACAAGTATAATGGCTGGAATACCCGATTCAAAAATAAAATCATTAGCTAAAGCAGATGCGGATGCGATTGTTAAAAATGCAACCAGATTAGGTACTTTTGATTTAATAAAAACAATGAATAAAAAACAATTAGATAGTTTAATGAAAAAATCTGGAATTAAAAAAGGAGTGTCAGGTTATAAATCTATAGCAGGTGGTTTAAAAACAGGTGGTAGAGTAGGTTTAAAATCTGGATCTAAAGGTTGTAAGTTAGCGATGAAAGGTAAAGGCAGAGCTTACGGAAAGAATTCGTAATGAGAACTTACTACTCGAAAGGTGGAGGACTTAGAGAATGGGTCAAACAAAACTGGGTCGATATTGCAAACAAAAAATCGGATGGATCATTCCCGAAGTGTGGAAGAAGTGGTGGAGAAAAAAGAAAAAATTATCCAAAATGCGTGCCCATTGCGAAAGCAAGAGCGATGTCCAAAGGGCAACGTGCGGGTGCCGTAAAGAGAAAACAAGCGAAAGCTAATACAGGACCTACACCTAGTAGAGCTGCAACATTTGCAAAGAAAAAGAAGACGGCATAATGAGTAGTAGATATAATAAAGATAAGAAATTTTCTTATGTAAAAAAATCACCTTTTAATACACGTAAAAGAACTATGATAGTTAGTCCAACCGAAGGTATTTTACCTATAGAAGAATATGGAAAAGGTAAAAACTTTCCTGCAAAAATAATTAGAGTTTTAAATGCTAAGGGTGGAAGAGTAAGAGATAAAATGCCCAAAAGAAATAAAAAGAATTTTCGTCCAACGGAAAAAGGTGCAGGCATGACAAGGGCCGGAGTGGCTGCATATCGAAGAGCAAATCCCGGCTCTAAATTAAAAACAGCCGTGACAGGAAAAGTGAAGCCTGGATCAAAAGCTGCTAATCGTAGAAAATCATACTGCGCAAGATCACTAGGACAAATGAAAAAATTTCCTAAAGCAGCAAAAGATCCGAACTCACGTCTTCGTCAGGCAAGAAGGAGATGGAAATGTTAAAAAAACAAAAGATTAAAAAAGTAATCAAAGGTTTACAAAAAGCATCAAAGTCACATGCTAAACAAGCTAAAACATTAAAAGGAGTTATCAATGGCGGATCCAAAAAAGGGAACGGGAAAAAAGCCTAAAGGTTCAGGAAGACGATTGTATACGGATGAGAATCCTAGAGATACAGTTAAAATAAAATTTGCAACACCAGCAGATGCAAGAGCAACTGTTGCAAAAGTTAAACGTGTTAACAAACCGTTTGCACGTAAAATACAAATATTAACGGTCATGGAGCAGAGGGCTAAAGTTATGGGTAAAAGCCAAGTTGCTTCAATCGCAAAGAAAGGAAAAGATGCAATTAGAAAACGTCATAAATCAACTGCTTAAATTTTTAAGAAATAGATTAGATAATCTATCCATGTCAGTTACATCCGGTGGGGTTGACAGTATGGAAAATTACAAGTATATTATAGGACAAATAAATGCCTATGAGGCAACACTACAGGAAATCTCTAACCTGCTAGAAGATAAGGAGCAAAATGAAGGAACAGTCATCGATATTAACACCAAAAAATAATCTTGTTGGTGTAAAACCATCAGAAGAAAAAGAACCAAAATTACCAAAACCTACAGGTTGGCGACTTTTAGTTTTACCTTTTAAGATGAAAGAAAAAACTAAAGGTGGATTGGTATTAGCTGAAACTACTTTAGAAAAGCAACAAGTTGCATCTCAAGTTGGTTTAGTTATGGCTATGGGTCCACAATGTTATATGGATAAGGAAAGATATCCGGAGGGTCCGTGGTGCAAAGAAAAAGATTGGATTATGTTTGCACGTTATGCAGGTAGTCGAATCAAAATTGATGGTGGGGAAATGCGTCTGCTAAACGACGATGAAGTGTTAGCAACAATTGATAGTCCAGAGGACATCTTGCATGAGTTCTAAACATAGGAAGGAGTAAACTATGCCAGAAGAAGAAAAAAAGAAAATGGTTGATATTGATACATCGGGTCCCGATGCTTCAATTGATATTGAAGAAGCAAAAGACGAGTCCGTTGTAGAAACGGAAGCGCCGGAACAAGAAACAGATAAAACATATGAAAATGAAAGAGAAACAAAACTAGATGATAAAAAATCAGATAGTGAGTTAGAAGACTACAGTAAAGGTGTACAAGCTCGTATTGCGAAATTAACTCGTAAAATGAGAGAAGCAGAAAGAAGAGAACAAGCTGCTTTAGATTATGCCAAAGGTGTAGAAGAAAAAAGACAAGCATTAGAAAAACGTTTTGAAAAAACAGATGCTGACTATGTTAAAAAATTTGAGACTAGTATTAGTACAGGTTTAGAAGCTGCACAAAAAGAATTAGCTGCAGCAATTGAATCTGGTAGTGCAGAAGCTCAGGTTGAGGCTAACAAAAGAATTGCAACACTCGCATTTGAGAACGCAAAACTGGAGGCAGCTAAAGAAGGTAGAGAGATAAAACAGGAAGAGAAGCCTGTAACTAATCTCAATCAAGGTGGTAATGTCAATATACCTCAAAGAGAAGATCCTATTAATCCGGATCCAAGAGCTGAAGCATGGGCTGCAAAAAACTCATGGTTTGGAACAGATAGAGCAATGACTTACACTGCGTTTGAGATACATAAGGATCTTACTGAAAAAGAAGGGTACGATCCAAGTTCTGACGAGTATTATGAAGAAGTTGATAAACGAATTAAGATTGACTTTCCTCATAAATTTGGTAATACTGAAACAAAGCAAACGGCCGCCCCTGTTCAGACAGTGGCTTCTGCTACAAGAAGCGTAAAGCCTGGTCGCAAAACTGTGAGACTCACATCATCACAGGTCGCAATAGCGAAAAAATTAGGTGTGCCACTCGAAGAATACGCAAAACAATTAAAAAACACGGAAGGAGCGTAAAATGGAAAAAAAAGAAAACACTTCTCGTGCGAGCCAAACACGGTCAAAGTCTGAAAGACCTAAAGTGTGGGTTCCACCATCTTCTCTAGATGCACCCCCTGCACCTGATGGATTCAGGTATAGATGGATAAGAGCTGAAGTCATAGGATTTCAAGATACGAAAAACATAACTGGAAGAATGAGAGAAGGTTATGAATTAGTTCGTGCCGAAGAAGTTGAAAATGCAAGTGATTATCCAGTCCTCGATGAGGGCAAATACAAGGGAGTGATTGGGGTCGGTGGCCTTCTTCTTGCGAAGGTACCCGTCGAGATCGCGCAGCAACGTCAAGACTATATGGCAAATCGTCATAAAGAACGAAGTGAAGCAGTAGAAAACGATCTTATGAAGGAGCAGGACCAGAGGATGCCTATCAATGTTGAAAGGCAATCTCGTGTAACCTTCGGTGGTACGAAAAAATAATTTTTTTAATCACTGAAATTTTAAAACCGTACTGGAGGCCCTTCGGGGCAGGTACATAAGGAGAAACAACTATGGCAAATAGAAACACACAAGGTTTTGGATTAGTGCCTGCAGGAACGCTTGGATCAACTCCAGCGACTTCTGGTCAAGGTAAATACAAAATCGATGCGGGTTATGCAACTACCATTTTTCATGGTGGATGCGTTGCTTCTAGTGCTGGTTACATAATCGATGGTCAAACAACTGACGCACCGGTTTTGGGCGTACTTAACGGAATATTCTATAACGCGGCTACAACTTTAAAGCCGACGTTTGCAAATCATTACGTGCAAGTAACACCAGCAAACTCAGAAGATATCGATGCATTTGTATTCGATAACCCTCAACAACAATACGTAGTAGCGACAGACGCAACTGTAGCACAAGCTGGTTTCCTAGAAACTTATGACATGAATACTTCTGCTGGTAGCACAACTACTGGACAGTCTTCAGCGACATTAGATATAGGTGACACAAGTGCTGATGCAGCTTCGTGGAGACTTTTAAGATCTGCTGAAGATCCTGAAAATGAAGATATCTCTGCAGCTTTTGCATCAGTAGTAGTAGTTGCAAATCTGATCGAACTACAATCGTAAAGCTAGAATAGGAGAACAAAAATGGCAATATCACGATCACAACTAGTTAAAGAACTAGAGCCAGGTTTGAACGCACTGTTCGGCTTGGAATACAAAAGGTATGAAAATCAGCACGCTGAGATTTATACTAGTGAAAACAGTGACAGAGCTTTTGAAGAAGAAGTTATGTTATCTGGTTTCGCAAACGCACAAGTAAAAGGTGAAGGATCTGGTGTATCATTTGATGAAGCACAAGAAACTTTCACTGCTCGTTACACTCACGAGACTGTTGCTTTAGCATTCGCAATCACTGAAGAAGCGATTGAGGATAATTTGTACGATAGACTTGCGTCTAGATATACAAAAGCTTTAGCAAGATCTATGAGTAACGCTAAACAAGTAAAAGCTGTTGAGCCTTTAATAAATGGTCTACCAGGTGTAGATACATTTAAATCAGGTGACGGCGAATCTTTATTTGGCGTATCTCACCCTACAGTAGCAGGTTCTTTCAAGAACACTTTGACTACTCAGGCAGATCTTAACGAAACTTCATTGGAGCAGTCTTTAATTGACATTGCTGCAATGACTGACGAAAGAGGTCTTAGAATTGCAGCGAGAGGGGTAAAAATGATTATCCCTTCAGAGCTTCAGTTTACAGCTGAGAGATTGATGAAATCTCAAGGTAGAACTGGAACAGCTGACAATGATATAAACGCAATCGTATCTATGGGTATGATTCCGCAAGGATACAGAGTCAATAACTATTTAACTGACACTGACGCGTTCTACATCATTACAGACGTACCTAATGGTATGAAAATGTTCACAAGAGCTCCATTAACAACTGCAATGGAAGGTGATTTCGATACTGGAAACGTAAGATACAAAGCTAGAGAAAGATACTCATTTGGTGTATCTGACCCTAGAGGTATTTTCGGCGTTGAAGGTGCGTAATACTTAAAATTTTGAGGCGGGACACAATCCCGCCTCATTTAAAAAATAGAAAGAAATTAGTGAGAATTTATAAAAATATTTTATTAAAGAAAGATAGACTAAAACTTTTAAAATTTATAAAAACAGTTGTAAAAAATTTAGGTCCTAATTTTCCGGGTTTACAAACTGATCCTAATTTGCATACACATAAAGAAATTTTGTTTTTGTTAAGAACAATAAAAAAACATTTAAAAGGCTATACTATACAAAAATGTTGGGCTAATTTTAGTGAAGGTAATTATATGAACTGGCATGCACATCCAGAGTGTGATATAAGTATGGTATATTACTTAAAAAATAAATCCGATATAGGAACTGTATTTAAAAAACAAGGGTTAGGAGTTAATGTTAAAAAATGTCCAGAAAATTCTTTGTTGATTTTTAATAGTAAATTAGTACACTCAGTGCCATATCATTTAAAAGAGGACAGATATTCTATAGCTTTTGATCTTACAAAAATATGAAAAAATTTCTAATAACTATATGGGCTTATGATCATTATGCAAAATTTGAAGTTTTGTCTGAAGATAACGCCATTTCTCTTGAACAATCTATCCTTGACAAGTTGGGAGAAAAGAGTATAAATTGGGAATATCTTGGTATATCATATGATAACCGAGTAAACAGAATAACCTATGAGGAGGTTGTTGATGATACAAGACCTATACAAACAAAAAAGGTCCTTGGAGTTGAAGTGGGAACAAGAGCATCTGTCTAATGGTAGATATACTCTTGAAATGGTCAGAATTGATGACAAAGTTAAAAAAGTCATTACTGACATTAAGCTGGAAGAAGCAGCTATTGCTCACAGACAAAATACTGTCGAAGGTGCAGCTCCGCAAGTTTCTGTAGCTACTTAATAAAAAGCTACATCGTTGGAAAACACTATCCGCACTACACACTCTCTTGCACTCTATTAAAATCTAGTATATAAAAAACTCACTATACAATTAATTAGAACATAGACGCGTATAGTCGACGGCCTAGAGACTATGTTCGGAAACTAGGAGGATATAATTATGGCATCAACAACGTTTAACGGTCCGGTAAGATCGGAAAAAGGTTTTCAAGTAGCAACTAAAAATACGTCTACTGGAGCTATTACTACTAGAATGAGTTCAGGTATGCCTGACTTAACTGGTTTATCAATTTCAGATGTAGCAACAGCATCTAGTTTAACACTAGCAGCTGATACTATTTCTGTAGTAAATTACACAGGTGCAGCTGCAGCAGCATGCACTCTACCCGCAGCAACAGCAGGTACAATTGTAATTTATTGTCAATCAAAAGACACAACTGGAGGAACAGCTACATTAACTTTCGATGCAGCAGGTTCTGATGTTTGGGCAACTGGTTCAGTAATTGAATCAAGAGGTTCATCAGAAGTAACTTTTGATACTTCAGCAGCAGGTGAAACTCAATTAGTTTTCACACCAGCAAACGCAGCAACAAACTTGCTGACTACTGGTGGACAAATTGCTTTTATTTGTTATGAAGATGCTACGTGGCACATTGCAACAAAACTATCAGCTGAGACTACTCAGACAACTGGTGCTTTTGCATTTGCGTCATAATAAATAAATTAATAGTGTGGGGCTTAGGCCCCACATAAATTTTAAGGAGAACAAATGGCAACAGATGTAAAAAGTAAAACAATTTTAAATAATTTATCAGCGGATACTGCAGCTGTGGCTGCTGCACAAACTACAAGTGGAGCTGATAGTTTAACTTTAACTGCAGCTGCCGGAACAGGTGCTTTTCATCAAACTGACCAAGCTTGTAAAATAACTCTAACTTCTACAGGGAATATTTCTGGAGTAGATTTTACAATAACAGGAACAGATATTGCAGGTAACGATCAATCAGAAGTTTTAGCAGGACCAAATAATAATACAAAAGGTTCTGTTAAATTTTATGCGACTGTAACTTCGATAACTACTGACGGTGCAGTTGGAACAAACACTTCAGCTGGAAATGCTGCAGGAACTGCAGGCGGACAAGCTGTGTTAACGGCTGGTAGAACAAGAGTCAGAGGAATGCATATTACAACTGGTGGAACTGTAGGAAATGTATCTTATTTTAATACGTCACCTGTATCAGGAACTTCTTTATTTTCTTTTCAAGTAGCAACAACTACAAAAGATTATATTGATCCTTATATTCCAGATGATGGAGTATTGTTTGATTCGGGAGCTTATATAGATATTCCAGCAGGAACAGCAGTGAGTGTTACTACATTCTTTGATGGATAGGAGGCCAAATGGCTAATACCACTTCGGGAACAACAACGTTTGATAAAACGTTTTCTATTGAAGAAATTATAGAGGACGCTTTTGAACGTATTGGATTAAATTCTGTAGCAGGCTATCAACTTAAATCTGCTAGAAGATCTCTTAATATCCTATTTCAAGAATGGGGTAATAGAGGTATTCACTATTGGGAGATAGATGAAACTAATCTTGATTTAATTCAAGGTCAATCTGACTATGATTTTTTTAGAGCTAGTGGTGATGGCACTTCTGCAACAACTACGCCTACCAATGGAATTTACGGAATGTCCGATGTCCTTGAAGCACAATTAAGATCTAATAGAACACAAACCACACAATCAGATTCACCGATGACAAAAGTAGATAGATCTACTTATGCAGGGTTTTCAAATAAACTTTCACAAGGAACACCTAATCAATATTGGGTAGAAAGATTTATTGATAAAGTTAGAATACATGTTTATCCAACACCAGATTCAACTAATGCATCTAAAGATATGCATTTTTATTTTATCAAAAGAATACAAGATATAGGTGATTTTACAAATGCAACTGATGTTCCATTTAGATTTGTACCTTGTATGGTTGCAGGTTTATCATTTTATCTTTCACAAAAATATCAACCACAACTAGTTCAACAAATGAAATTATATTATGAAGATGAATTTGCTAGAGCATTAGCAGAAGATGGTTCAGCTTCTAGCACATACATAACACCAAAAGCTTATTACCCAGGAACATAATGGACAAAGATAAAATACAAAGAATAGCAGATGAATTAGCCGAATCAACGTATGGCAAAGACTTTTATGATTTAAGTGGTCGTCAACAAAGTGAAATTTATAACAAAGCTATCGTAGAATTAAATGACTTGATGGCTGACAAAGCTGACATGATGAGAAAAGGTGAAAAGTATGGTGGTCATATTGATAAACCTTTAGGACCTGGTGGTAAAAAAAAGAAAAAGAAAAAAAAGAAAAAAGGTAAAAAATAATGTCTAGATATGCAATAGGTAAGTATGCAAAAGCCATATCAGATAGATCAGGTATGGAATTTCCATATAGAGAAATGGTTAGAGAATGGAATGGTGCTTTTGTTCATTTTACAGAATTTGAACCAAAGCAACCTCAATTAGAACCAAAACCTAATGGAGCTGATGGTGTTGCATTATTAAATACAAGAACAGATAGAACAGAACCATCAACAACTGTTAGAATACCTGAAAATGGTTTTGAAACTTATGAAGCAGGTTCTAGAATTATAAATGTTTTTTCACCTGGACATGGATTAACTAACGGCACAACTTATAGATTTAGAGGAGCACCAACTACTTCTCCAGGAACAGGTAGTTCAACAGATCCAGTGTTTGCATATGCAAATATTCCTGATTTTGATGGGATAACAGGAACAAATATTACAAAGTCAGCAGGATATGCTATTACTGTAGGCTTATATAAAAATGATGCTGCGGTTACAACTGATTATGCGAGTTCAAATTTTTTTCATTTTACAGTTGATACAGATACTGCTACAGTTGGAAATGTAAAAGGAGGTGGTTATGGTTGTTCAATAGGGCCCGTAACTATAGAAGCATAATGAAAAAGATTTGGAATTGGATAAAAAATTTATTTACACCTAAAAAAGAAAAAGATGAGCATCTTTCTTTATATGAAGATATGCCAGAATCAGATATCCCAATGCATGTAGAAGAAACAGCAAAACAAAAAAAGATACGTTTAAAACATGAAGGAGATTTAAAATAATGGCAGGTTTAAGTGCATCAGGATTAAAAACTCAAATATTAAGTTATACTGAAACAGATTCAAATGTTTTAACAGATTCTGTTTTAGAAAATATTATTTTAAATGCACAGTATAGAATCTTTAGAGATGTACCTATTGATGCAGATAGAAAACAACAATCAGGTAATTTAGTAACTGGTCAAGAAACAATTAATGCCCCAGCAGGAGCTGTATTTATTAGAGGAATACAAGTTTATGATTCTACCTCAGAAATAACTGGACCTAATGTATGGCTAGAAAAAAAAGATATAACTTATTTACAAGAATATGTATCCTCAACAGCATCAGCTAAAAGAGGTCAACCTAAATATTATGCTATGTTTGGAGGTGGTACAGGAGAGTCTGACACCACATCTGGAAGAATGATGTTTGCTCCTGTTCCTGACACAACCTATAAATTTAGAGTACACTACAATGCAGCACCGGCATTATTAGAAAATAATGACACTAATTATATTAGTCTTAACTTTCCAAATGGGTTGTTATATTGCTGTCTATCAGAGGCATATGGATTTTTAAAAGGCCCAATAGATATGTTGACACTATATGAAAATAAGTATAAACAAGAGGTACAGAAGTTTGCTAACGAACAAGTTGGTAGAAGACGAAGAGATGACTATACTGATGGCGCTGTTCGTATACCAGTAAACTCAGCAAACCCGTAGGAGATAAATTATGGCAATAACATCGGCAATTTGTACAAGTTTCAAACAAGAAATTTTGGTTGGTACACACAATCTTGCAGCAACAAGTGGAAACACTTTTAAAATAGCTTTATTCACAAGTTCAGCATCTTTAGGAGCTGGAACTACAGCTTATTCAACATCAAATGAAATTACAAACTCATCTGGAACTGCATACACTGCAGGTGGAGCAACACTTACAAGTGTTACGCCAACAACTGATGGAACTACTGCAGTCTGTGATTTTGCAGATGTAAGTTTTAGTTCTGCATCTTTCACAGCAAACGGTGCGTTAATTTATAACGATACACAATCTGACAAAGCTGTTGCAGTAATAGCTTTTGGTGGAGATAAAACTGTAACAAGTGGAACTTTCACAATTCAATTTCCAACAGCAGACGCATCTAACGCAATAATTAGAATAGCGTAAAGGAGTAACGCGGTATGTCCGTTACTAGAACCTTTACAGTAACGGTGGTTAGCACCGATAGTGGTAATAAATATTTTATCGATGGTGTTCAACAAGCTACTTTAGAATTAGTTGAAGGCGCAACTTTTAGATTTGATCAATCAGATTCATCAAACTCATCTCATCCATTAAGACTTTCTACAACAAGCAACGGTACACATTCTGGAGGAAGTGAATATACAACTAACGTAACAACTAATGGAACTCCAGGATCATCTGGAGCTTATACTCAAATTGAAGTAGCTTCTGATGCACCAACTCTTTATTATTATTGTACAAATCACTCTAACATGGGTGGACAAGCAAATACTCCTAACGTAGATTTTTGGGGCGCAGGTAATTGGAGTGCTAATCTTTGGGGAATAAGTGAAGCTTTTACAACAGGTTGGGGTGCTAAATCTTGGAATGATGGTGAGTGGGATCAACTTTCTGATGAAACAGTTTTTTTAAGTGGAGTATCTGCTACCGTTTCTATTGGAGAAGTTGATACATTTCCAGAACAAGGTTGGGGTAGAGATACTTGGAATTTTGAAACTTGGGGTGAATCAAGTTTAACAGTTGAGTTAACAGCACCTGATGCAATGATATCTAATGTTAGCATCGGTTCTGATTTTGGTGATGGTTCTTATGGACAAGAACAAGGTTGGGGACAATTTGTTGTAAACCCTGCAGACGTAATGGGATTAACAGGTGTAGCTTCAACAGCAAGTATTGGATCACCAACAATAATAGGAAACGTATCTTTTTCATTAACAGGAATTTCTGCAACTGTTAGTGTAGGAACAGTAACTGCAGCTTCTCAAATTATTGGATTAACTGGTCAAGCAATGACATCTGCAGTAGGTTCAATATCACCTGCAGACGCAATAGGGTTAACAGGATTTTCTTTAACAAGTAATGTAGGTGAATTTAGTATAACATCAAATCCTACTACTATACCAACAGGTTTAAGTATGACTTCTGCTGTAGGATCAATTGCTCCTGCAGATGTAATGGGATTGACAGGAGTCTCAGTAACTGCTAATGTTGGAACAATTGTTCCTGCGGATGTAATGGGATTAACAGGTGTTTCAGCAACAGCTTCTGTTGCTGCGTTTGGAACTTCCACTGGTTTTGGAATTCAAGCATATCAAGCTATTGACACAGGTTCTAATACAAGTTATACAGACGTAGCAGCGTAATAGGAGATAAAAATTATGGCATCAACATACACACCTTTAGGTATAGAACTTCAAGCAACTGGAGAAAATGCCGGTACATGGGGTACAAAAACTAATACTAATTTACAAATTATCGAACAAATTTCAGGTGGATATTCCGCACAATCAATAGCAGGTGGTGCACAAACTACAGCTTTATCAGTTTCTGATGGATCAACTGGTGCAGTTATGTCTCACAGAATGATTGAGTTTACAGGTAGTATTACTGGAAACCAAATTGTAACAATTCCTTTAGATGCACAAACATTTTATTTTTTAAGAAATTCAACATCAGGTGCTTACACAGTACAGTTTAAATATGCATCAGGTTCAGGAGATACTTTTACTTTTGCTACAACAGATAAAGGTGACCAACTTGTATTTGCTACAGGTAATGATGGGACTAACCCAGATATTTATACTTTAAGTTTTGGTGATGTAACTCTTACTGGAACTGAAACTTTAACAAATAAAACTTTAACTTCACCTAAAATTGGTACATCTATTTTAGATACTAATGGAAATGAATTAGCTTTACTTACAGCTACAGGTTCTGCAGTAAATGAATTTACAATAGCAAACGCTGCAACAGGTTCAGGTCCAACTCTTTCATCAACAGGTGGTGATACAAATATAGATATTAATATAACTCCAAAAGGAACTGGAGATGTAGTTCTTGCAGGAGATACTGTAAAAGTTGGAGACAGTGGAGCAGCAGCTACACTAACTTCAAACGGAGCAGGTACACTTACAGTAACAACAGGTGGAGCTTCAGACTTAGTAATGAGCACTAACTCTGGAACTAACTCAGGTACAATCACTATTACAGATGCTGCTAATGGAGATATAACTATTGCTCCTAATGGAACTGGACAAGCTAAAGCAGTAGACGCTGGAGATGCTACAGGTGCAATTAAAATTGCTGGAAAAGAAACTATATGGGTACCAGCTGTTGCTATGTATCCTAATTCTACAAATGGTGCAGAAGCTGCACAAGTAGAATTGTCAAATGGTCCAGAAATTAAAGTTTTAGATTTTGATAAAGATTCAGATGAGTTTGCTCAATTTGCTGTTGCATTTCCTAAATCATGGAATGCGGGAACAGTAACTTTTCAAGCTTTTTTCACTGCAACATCAACAAATACAGGAACTACAGCATGGGGATTATCTGGCGTGGCTCTAGCTGATAGTGGAGATTTAAATACAGCTTTCGGAACACAAGTCGTTGCAACAGCAAAGGCACACAGTGGTACATCAAACGATTTAGATGTTGCTGCTGAAAGTGGAGCAGTAACAATAGCAGGATCACCTGGTGCTGACGAATATGTTTTCTTTCAAATATCTAGAGATGTATCGGCAGATGATTTAACCGCTGATGCAAGATTACTTGGAATTAAACTATTCTTTACTACGAGTGCTGCTAACGACGCATAAGGAGTAGAATATGAGAGACCATAAATTAGACATTATCAAAGATGTTGACGGTAAAAGTTTAAAAAAAAATAAATCAAAAAGAAAAGGCTTTGGTTATCAGATACTAGGATTTGGTTCTGGTGGTGGAGCTACAGTATTTACTACTAACTTTTTAGTTATCGCTGGTGGCGGTGGAGCTGGAGGTGGCGGAGCCGGAGGTGGCGGAGCGGGAGGCTATAGAGCTTCTGGTTTTGGACCTTGTTCTTTACGAGCTACAGCTTTAGAACTTGAACCAGGTTGTTATACAATAACTATTGGAGCTGGAGGAACAGGAGCACCTGGACCTGCATATTCTGCAGGGGCGACTAATGGAGGTAGTTCAATTTTAGGTGCATGTGGTGTTGAAGGATGTAACATGATTACCGCTTCTGGTGGTGGAAGATCAGGAGGTCAAAGTGGTGGAGGGGCCGACGGTGGTTCTGGTGGTGGAGGAGGTTTATTTTCTTCTGGAGGAACTAATGGAGGTAAAGGTTTAGGAAACACAGGAAGTTTTGATCCCTCTGAAGGAAACAATGGTGGTACTAGTACAGCTGCACACGTAAATGGTAACGGTGGAGGCGGCGGAGGAGCTGGCTCTGTAGGATTACCTGGACCAGCAAACAGTGGAACCGGAGGAAACGGAGTCCCTAATAATATTGGTGCATGTGGAACACCTTTTTCAAGAGTAAATTTTGCAGGAGGAGGAGCATCTTCTGGAGGATCTAGATGTTCACCATCTGGTGCAGGAGCAACTAATTCAAATGGTACTGCAAACTCAGGTGGAGGAGGCGGAGGTGGTACAGGCCTTGGTTGTGGAGGAAACGGTGGCGCTGGAGTGGTGATTGTAAGAGCACCTGCTAAAGCTAGTTTAAGTGTTACTCCGGGTGGAGCAACAGCAACACATCCAGGAGGAGATAAGATTGCAACTTTTACAGCTTCTGGTACACTAACAATAGCGTAAGGATAATTATATGGCAAACTTTGCAAAATTAAAATCACAAACAGATCCAACAGGATTTACTTCTGATACACATTTAGTTGTAGAGAATGTAGTAGTTATAGCTGATGATGTACCTACAGCAGCAGGACCATTAGGAGAAAATGATATGCACGTTGATGGTGAAACATATTGTCAAACTCTTTTTAAAGGTGGAACTTGGAAACAAACTTCTCTCTCTCATAATTTTAGAAAACAATACGCAGGTTTAGGATATGTTTATGATGAAGCAAAAGATATATTTATTGCTCCTCAACCATTCGCATCTTGGACTATAAATAATGATAATGATTGGGAGGCACCTATTACGTTTCCATCAATAATTGATGATGGACAAGAAAGTCCAGAATGGACTTGGAAAATTTCATGGGACGAAGATCTTTATCAATCAGACAATAGTAAAGGTTGGTTTGGTTTTAAATCAAACGCTACAGAAGATCCAATACCTCTATATGACTGGAATGGTTCTGATTGGATATTAAGATAGTTGACAATCTAAAGTTAATTTAGTAAATTTAATTTTACTAAAAAGAAAGTATGAATAAAGATAAGTCTTTTATAAAAAAAATAAATAATGCTTATTCTAAAGAATCTTGCGTTAAATTAATTAATTGGTTTGAAAAAAATAAACATAAAGCTAAAAAAGGTTTAACTACAGGAAAAGATTTAGATAATTTAGAAATTTGTATTGAAGTAAGAGAAGAAAAAAATTTTTTTAATTTAGGTAAAACAT